GTAAGCGGCAGTTTGCAGACGAGTAGTTACGAAGACAAAGACGGCAACAAACGGTACCGTACGGACGTAGTGGCGGACGAAGTGGAATTCCTTCCGAGCGGCAATAAAGACGGCGCAGAGCCGAAAACTGCGTGCGATACGGCGCAAAAGAAAAAGACCGTGCATGAACTGACACCGACCGAAGACGACGGACTGCCGTTTTAACAGGAGGTGTGTAAGGATGCCACGCCAAATAAAGAAGAGCTTATCCTACTTTACTTTGGATTGTGACATTTTCTCGAAATCGGCAGATTTAAGACCATTATTGCGAAAGTTCAAAGCAGATGGTTTAGCGGTATACATACATATACTCTGCGACGTGTATGGTACCGGGTATTATTTCAAACCCGATGATTACGAAGGCTATATTTTGGATATAGCAGAAGATTGCGGAATCACGGTGGAGAAAGTGCAGCTTGTATTAGCATTTATGGCAGACAGAACACTGCTGGACGCATTTAGTCTGAACAAGAACACTGTTTTTACGAGCCACGGAATACAGAAACGGTACGCCGAAGCCATGAAAGGACGGAAGCGTAACGTCGCAGAGATAAGAGGTGCGTATTGGATTTTGTCCGAAGAGGAAGAGCAAAAAATCGACACCTTTTATAAAAGTCACCCTTTTGCCGATAAATCCGAGAAAATGGAACATAAATCCGAGAAAAACAGCGATAAATCCGAGATTTATCCCATAACAGAACAGAAAGAAACAGAAAGGAACTTAACAGAAGACGAATGTGTGGAAATACAGGGATTGCTCGCAAACGTCGTCTTCGACTGCAAGCCCATATATTCTACGGACGAATACAGGCGGGCACAGCAAGCGCTTCGAGAATCCGATTGGGCGACAGAAAATATGACGCACTTATCCAAAATACACCGTAACTGGGATAGGCTTGTCAGCGGGTATTATAAAAACTATAAAGATATCCCGAGTGAAAGAATAGAGCCTGATAATTCGGCGGAAGCACTAAATGCCGCCTTTGCGAAACTGAACGAGGATTTGTAAATATTAACTTGCAATGCAAGACAATAGAGGACTGTAAAAAGGAGAAAAAACATGAATCTACAAAACATGCAAGTGAAACATATTACCCATGCGTCCGTTAGCGAACACTCGGAGCAATGCACAGTAATAGAGTATTGCAGGCTACGTCGCTATCCCGTGTTCGCCATACCCAACGGCGGGAGCAGAAACAAGGCGGAAGCGGCAAGGCTCAAAGCCGAGGGTGTTTCGGCAGGCGTGCCCGATCTGTTCCTGCCCGTTCCCAACAAGTCGCATCACGGGCTTTTCATCGAAATGAAAGTAGGTAGGAACCGCCCCTCTCCTGCGCAGGACAATTGGCTCGCTCTCCTGCGTAAAAACGGATACGACGCACAGGTCTGCTACGGTGCCGATGCCGCTATTGCGGTCATAGACGATTATATGCGAGATGCAATGGGAAAGAGTCTGAAAGATAATCCGGAATTTTTTGGGGATGACGAATGAAAGGACAAATGTCATTGTTTGAGAATGAATACATAAAACCAACAAAACCTATGCGAGTATTAGTAGCTTGCGAGGAGAGTCAGAGAGTTTGTATCGCATTTAGAGAAAGAGGACACGAAGCATACAGCTGTGATATACAAGATTGTAGCGGCGGACACCCTGAATGGCATATTAAAGGCGATGCGTTAGAACTATTAAAATTAAAATGGGACTTACTAATTGCTCATCCGCCTTGTACATATCTTTCAAATGCGGGGGCAACAAGAATGTTTCCAAACAAAGAGCTAAACAAAGAACGCTATCAAAAGGCATTGGAAGCAAAGGGATTTTTTATGAGATTTTTGCAAGCCGATTGTGAAAAAATTTGTGTGGAGAATCCTATGCCACTTTCAATAATGGAATTACCAAAACCAAGTTGCATAATTCAACCTTATGAGTTTGGAGAGCCGTATTGCAAACGAACATTTTTATGGTTAAAAAACCTACCGCCTTTAATGCCGACATTGATTATGGATAAGTATATTCCTTATGTTGGCGCAAGGTCTATAAACGGACACACATACGGTATAGCTCATTCAAAAAAAGACCGAAGTAAAACCTTTGAGGGTATAGCAAAAGCTATGGCAGAACAGTGGGGATAAAAAAAATAAATTCACTCATAAAGGAGTTAAGATAGTGACTAAAATATGCCTATTAAAGTGAGATGATGGATATGACAGGGAAAGAAATTAATGGATTCTATGAAATTTTGAAAAGATTTAAGGAAGCCCAACAAGAAGCTATTCGTAATGGTATAAGGGCAAATACAATAGTTATTTCGGAAAGACTTTCAAAAACCAAGCCTTTTTGTGTGATAAGTCCATATGGTACGATGCATGCATTTCCGCCTATGATATTAGGTATGGAAATGCATGTATTCGATGATTTACCTGATGAATATGATTTTGCTATTTTACAAGTTCAGGAAACCGAAACAGAAAGGATAAAACATGAAATAGCAAATAAAACCAAAAGAATGATAATCGGTGGAATCATTGGAAAATTAGAATCAGCATTGCAAGAAATACCGCTTCCCGAACGTGCTACAAAACAAAGGGTTAAGCGATATATTCGCAATATTATAAACGAGTTAGAGGATATGTGATTATGACATTTGAAGAAGCGAGGAATTTATTGGCGCAAATGCGGGCGGCAAAGCGGAGAGCAAACATGCTGAAAGCGCGTATAGCTGACCTGGAAAGCGATGCGGAAAGTATTCGGTCTGCTTTGGGTGGCGAAGGATTTCCCACGGGTTCTTCTATACGCAGTCGTGTGGAAGAACTCGCGATTCGGATAGAAACGGAGCGCGAAAAGCACATGGCGGCACTCGAAGAATATTTTGCCATAGAGGACAAACTCTCTTCTGCGATAGATACGCTTTCTTCCGACGAAAAGGAAATTATTCTGATGTTTTATTTGGACGGTAAGCGCAACTGGCAAATCGGTCAGGATATTGGATTCGATGAAAGAACGGTACGACGCTATAAACGCAAAGCAATTCAAAAAATATCTCAATTTATATAAAGTTGTCCGCCCGTGTCCGCCTTTTCTATGCTAATATAGTATCATCAAAGTTTGCAAGTAGTCTTTGCAAGGTTTCTTTGTTTCTCATTCTCCTATCTCTTTTATAAAAGCGTCCGTGGCTCCTTCGGGCGCTTTTCTATTGGGGTAAATAATGCCGAAAGGAGGTATGCGATTTTGGCGCGTCCACAGATAAACATTGACAAGACAATATTTGAAAACGCATGTGAATTGCAATGTACGCAAGCTGAAATTGCGCGTCTTTTCGGCTGTTCGATTGACACGATAGAGCGGTGGTGTCGGCGTGTTTACAACGAGAGTTTTGCGGAGTTGTATAATAAGTTAGCGGAAGGGGGCAAAATGAGCCTGCGTCGTAACCAAATGAAACTGTCCGAAACGAACGCAACAATGGCGATTTGGTTGGGTAAGCAATGGCTGGGGCAGAGAGATAAAGAAGCGGTTGATTTGAACGATAAAGAAGATGAACATTTTGTAATATCGGTGGAGGACTGCTCATGAAACGCTTCATCATTCCCAAACCATTCAAGCCGTTACTGGACACTAATGTGCGAAAGATAGTAGAGCCAAGCGGAAGAAGCGCTGGCAAATCCACGTCTAACGAAACCGTGGCGCTTAAACTTGCAATGGAAAGCAAGTATAACAATACGATATACATGCGCGCCGAGCAACGTGACCTGCGTGACATATTCAATTCAACATGGGCAACCATTCAAGCGCTTGAAATAGAAAATTTATTTGAAGCAAAGACGTCGCCGTTTGAAATTACTTGTAAGCGAACGGGCGCAAAAATCTATTTTCGCGGAATCAACGGAAAAACGGTAGACGATTTAACGGCTACGAAAGGATTCGTGCCGCAACATAGAACGCTTGCAATGGCGATACTGGACGAAGCGAACGAGGTAAAATGTTTTAACCATGTAAAAGCGGCGGAAACCACGGCAAACAAATTCTTATTGCCGTATTCAAAAATAATTTATGCGTACAATCCGCCTGCTTTACGGAATCATTGGTCGAATATCGAATTTCCAAAACTCATTGAGAAAGGCGCTACCAAAATATATTCCACGTGGGAAGATATTCGTAAACTTTTGAAACAAGAAACAATCGATGAGATACTGGAAACGCGTGATAACGATTTAAGGCACTATGAATATTGGTATTTAGGCAAAATCGTATCGTTGCAAGGTTTGGTGCTTTACACATTCAAGCCTGAACGAAACTTAATATCACTCGACAAGTTTAGGAACATGGTCCAATACGGCGGCTATGTTCCTTTGTATATTATCTACGGTGTAGATAGCGGTGTGGTGAAAGACCCTACTGCGGTTTGCGCCTGGGCTGTTATGAGCGACGGCACGCTGATAAAATTATCCACGCTTTATCTGAACCCAAAAGACCGTGGAGAGCCTATACCGAACAGCGAGCAATGCCGTGAGATTCTGCAATGGTACAAAACGTTTCAGGCGCAAATGCGTGCGTTCGGAATTCCTATGCCTGGCGCGTATAACGAGTGTTGGGTATTTGATTCGGCAGTTGTAACCCAAGACCTTATGATTGAACTACGCAACAAAAGCGGATTTCATTGCTTGGCAGTAGAAAACAAAAACATAGAACGCGACATCAAGCGTTTGCAAAACGGATACTTTCGCGGAATTTTCAAAGTATTGGATACGCCCGAAAATCAGCCGAGCCTTAAAGAGATAGACGGGTTTGTATATGACGAAAACAATAAAATTCCCGACGGACAAGCCGACCACACGATTGACGCAGACAAATACGCAACCGCGCATTATTACTACGGATACATGAGTATCGCTGGGTAAAGGAGAAAAAAATGTTTGATTATCCAAAATATCTAAAAAACTACCTGAACAGTAAATCAAAGCCGCCCCTTTCGGATTTTATAAACGGTTCCACCTACTATTCGGAGCTGGATTACCAATTCATAACGTATATGATGAACGTGGTGCGCCCGTGTATTGCTTACGGTTCGGCAACGTCCGATTGGGGCATAAACTCTTCTTTAAGCGCCGCAACGGGCAAAGCGATCGTAGACGGTGCTACGCGCCTTGTGGTGGGCGATAAAGTCTTTTTTGAAGGCGACGACGCAACGGCAAAATTCTTTTCGGACATTTGGCAAGAAGATACGCGGTTTCTTAATTTTTTAAGCCGAGCCGAACGTTTCAAATATGTGGGTGGCAGTGCCATATGTAAAATAAACACCGATAGTAACGGGCGAAATTATCTTACGGCATTTCGTATAGACCGCACCTTGCCGTCATTTGACGAAAGCGGCAGGATAGTAGGGTGCGTTTTCTTTGTGTCGCTCTTAAATAGTTTTACTCGAACGGATGAAACGCAGTTGCATTACTGGCTTACGGAAGAGCGCAAGTATAACGAGAACGGCGAGAAGATAATTGTGTACAAGGTTTTCGCAAAAGGCGGAGTTGCACAATCGCCTGTATTACCGTCGCCGTATCAGGCAGGTCTGCCTTTTAATACACTGCCGCCGAATATCAAACGCAAGCTATTGGAAATGGGCGTATATGAACTCAACGAAGAAATGGTGCTACCGTATCGCGACGGGTTGGGCGTGTGGAAGCTGGACGCTACGCCTACCAATAGTTGCATGCCCGATATCCCGTTCGGCGACCCGTTGCTGTTTGGCGCACTGGATTTATTATGGAGCATAGACGTGGTATATAGCGGGTCTATGATAGATACGCTCAACGGCGAAGGAAAAGTGCTTGTTCCGGGCGAATTCTTGCAACAAACGCTCGCAAGGTTACAACAGAATAATCCGCATATGGGATTCGATATTACCACTGCCGAATTGGAACGATACGGCGCCGAAAACTTCGTGTATATTCGTCCTACGGGATACGATAAAGATAAAAACGCGCCGCTTCCCGTTCAGTTCGATATCCGTGCCGACCAGTATCGAGTGATGTGGGAACTTTACCAAAAAGAAGCGGTTGTGCGTTCGGGATTTTCTCCCACAAGTATCTTTCCGCACCTTACGCCCGATAACTCGGCAAAGACGGCGACAGAAGTGACAGCCGAAGAGAATTTGACGCGTGCGAGTGTAAGGCAGGCGCATTTGTTGGATATTCCCGTGTTTAACCGCATGCTGAAAGAAGTGGCGTATCAGGAAGGATTGAGCGATGAAATCGAACTGAAACTTTCCGATTACATAGGCAACAAATTGAAGTTTGATGAAAATATGCGTTTGAATCTACAAGCGCAGATTGTTCCGCGTGAAATTGCCGTGCAACAAGTCAACAATCTTTCGGCAAACGAAACAAAAGACTATCTCGAAAAGATAAACCAAGACAGCAAATCCCAAGCGTTTGGCGGGGGTGGATATAACGACGCCGATTATTTTGGGGGATAGCGTATGAATTTAGCGGATAGGGGCTTGAATACGCAGGCACAGGCAATCGAGGACGCTCAGACGCAAATACGGATTGTTGTGCGCAACGGTTGGTTGCGCAGATTTCCTAAAATGCAAATCAACGAACAGGTGCAAAAGATTATAAAAAAGGCGTTGGCGCAGATAAAAATTCCCGCCTTGCGCGACGCGGCATATCGGTCGCTGAATGGGTTTGCCGAGCGGCAATATAACACCTATCTGCAACGTTTGGGCAACGATTCGACCCTTTTATCGGCGCTGTTGCTTTTGACGAATACGGGCGCTTCTGCGGCGTTAAAACGCTCGGATATTTCTTTTGAAACGGACGCGAAAGGAATCCCCATGCAGGAGTACGCCAAAACGTATCTGGAAAAGCGCGTGCAACCTGTTATTACCGAACTGTGCGAACAAAACGCATTAGACCCTGATGATATAGAGGGGCGTAACTCTATGCGAAACCGTGCCGAAATGGAAGTGCGGTACAACGGACATTTGGAACAGATAGACGAACTGAAAGCGAGCGGAGTAAAGTTGGTGACTTGTTCGGTGCATGCCGATTGTTCGGAGCGTTGTTATAAATGGCAGGGGCGTGTGTACAGTTTAGACAGCACAAGCGGCACAACGAACGACGGAAAGTCGTATGTTCCGCTTGAAAAGGCGACGGACATTTACTATACGACGAAAGCAGGAAAAACGTATAAGAACGGATTGCTGGGGTTTAACTGCCGCCACACGTTGATACCGTATAAAACGGGCATGGTGATACCGCACGTGCGCAAAGAAACGCAACGGAAAGAGAATGCAATCAACACCCGCCAGCGGGAAATGGAGCGCACGGTGCGGTATTGGGAAACGCAGGCGGTAATGAATAAAGACATAAACGAAAAGAAGTATGCCGCTGCAAAACGCGAAGCAAGTAAAGCGCGACGGGCGTATGTAAAATTTAGTCACGATAACGGCAGAGCATATTACCCGAGCCGAATTACGTTATTGTAAAGGAGAAACGAAAAATGCAATTCGATGAAAGCAAACACCCGCGCGACGGCGACGGAAAATTTTCCGAAACAGGGAATGAACAAAAATACATAGAGTGGGCAAAGGATAACGGCGTTGACTTGCCGCTCAATAACGACGGGTCACTGGATACGATACGGTTACAAAAAATGTACGACACGCATCATACAACAACACAAAATAAAATGACGCCCGATGAAAAAATAGCAAGCGTACATATCGATTTCGATAGGGATAATATTTTGCCGAAATTAAACAACGATACGATAGAAAAGCTCGGTGCCAAAGAAAGCAAAAGAGTGTTGCTTAAAAAATCTATCATAGATAGAAATTTCGAGGAACATGATGACCTTACGCGAGAGGACTTTGAGCAAATTATAAATCAAGGATTGTATGACTCTCCCGAAGTGTTCCCTGCGAATAGTAAAAATCCAAATTATTATCATTTAGCGAGCATTGTGGAAACGACATCAAAGGGAAAGCCCGAGATAGGGATTGTACTACTTGATATAGATGCCCGAAAAGATAATTTTGAAATAGTTCATGCACATTATGTTCGCAAACGTAGCTATAAGCGATTAAAAACAAAGTAATAAAAAACACCTACGGACGGACTGCCATTTCCATCATCGAACTTAATCGGCAGGCGAGGCAGATTCTCTACTCTTCGTAGGTGTTTATTATGTTACTATTATACACCTTTTCAGAAAAAATGTCAATACCAAAAGGAGAAAAAATCATGAAAACGTTTCATAGGAGCCGCGACCACCCTTCGCGGTTTTTTGATATGCCATAAAAAAATAAATAAACGGAGGTTAAAAACAAATGGCATTGTTTGGTAAGAAAGAAGATAAGCCGACCACTTTGGAAGAAGTGCAACGCGCGTATGAAAATCTGTCGGACGACGACAAAAAAAGTTTTCATCAGTCGCTTGCCGACCGTGTGCACGAAAGCATAGCGGCGCAAGAACGGGAACACGGGCAAGAAGATAGCCAATCGGCGGAAGCGCGCGAGCATGAAGCGCTCGGCGAAGAACACGCCGAAGGCAAAGGCGACGTTTCCGAACTTCATGAAAAAGACGACACTGCGGAAGAAAAACGCGAGGATAGGGCGGACGAAATGCATGAAGAACGGCAAGACGACGGCATGAAAGCGATTTACGAGCGTTTAGACGCGCTTGACGCACGATTAAAAAAATACGAAGAAACCGCTTTGGACGAAAAGCGGAAAAAGTACGGGCTTGGCAGTCACTATGTGGCGCAAGCGCGCGACGAAGAGTTCAACGAAAAACGTATCGACAATCTACTCGGAAAATAATTCAGGAGGATAAAAAATTATGGCAGTAGTAGAAACGAGCGGTCTTTCCGACCGCATTTTGTATTCGCAGGTTATGACCAATTTAGGCAGAACCTATGCACAGTACGGCGTGGGAGAGGGAAACTTTCCCAACGTCGACGACATTCTCACCGACCGTGTTCTGTGGAACGTGTGGATGAGAAATAATCTCAATGCCCGCATCTTTGTGGACGGTATGGGCGTAACGTCGCGCACGGCGCAGGCGCAAAATGCTTCTTCGGTGCGTGTGCCTATTATGTTGCCGCCGCGCTATGCCCCGCGTACCATTACGATAGGGCAGTACCCCGGCGGAGCCGTTCAAGGTACTCCCGGAAACGACGGACTGGAAAATCGCAATCTTCCCAACGTGGTGCAAACCAACGGTGTGGAAGTTCCGTTCAACCAGTTATACGACGACGCCACCATTATCTACGAACTTTCGCAAGACATGGTTTCGTTGCCGATTGCGGCGCAGTATACGTCCATGATACCCGACACCGTAGCGAATATGGAAGATAGTACCATTATGGCTACGCAGATTAAGGGCGGGTTGTATCAGGCAACGCAAAACGGAAACGGAAACCTTGTGGGCGTAGACCTTACGAACACAAACGAAGGGTATTTGCAAGGTATCATGAACAAAATCATCGGACTGATGACGAACCCTTCCACTACGTGGGCGGAAGGCATTGTGCAGTACAGTTTGGAACGTTCGGTAATCATCATAAAACAAAAACTGTTCGATTTGCTGTTCACCGTGAAAAACGGCGTTCTTGTGCAAAGCAATCTTGCGCAGGAAATGCTTGTGCGCGGCGCGTTTACCGAGGACGGCAGACCCAAAGGCAACCTTATACGCGGCATGTATTCGGGCGTTTACATTAAAGTGGTGCCCGATTCGTATTGGCGGCAAGCGGGCGCGTACGCGGGTATCACCGCCGAGCAATACGCGCAGTGGGATAAAGTTCTTGCGTACATAGCCAATGCCGAAGGTACGGCGTTCGGTGTGGCGAGCACCACTATCAATCCCATTCCCAATCCCGGTAATGCTGTGGGTACCAAAATTCAAAATTTGTGGCGTTGGGGTTGCGGCGTGGTTCGTCCTTCGTCTATCGGTTTGGTGGTGGAATCGGCTGGTGGCACGTTGACCGACTTTGTAAATCCCGTGAACGAACAAGGCAACATCATTGCGCCCGCAGACTTTGACGAAATCATCAAGTCTTACGGATTCAATGCGAATTACGGCAACGTACAGCGCGTGGGCGTGTACGACGATAAAACCACGACCACCGTTACGCTTACGGTGACGGGTACGGATAGCGCTTCCGTTTCGGACGCGGCGCTTAAAATCACGAGCGACGGGAATCCCGTGGGATATATCAATAACGCCGACGGCACCTATACGTTTGTACTCGGAAGAGAAAAAACCGCAAGCGTAGAAGTATCCGCTACGGGATACACTCCCGCAACGCTGAACATTACGGAAGCCAATACCGCGGCGGCTACGTATGCCGCAACGCAGGCGCTTACTGCGGCTACGACGCGGGCGAGCAAATAAGCTGTTTCCATATCTCCTTTTTAAGGCTTTTCCGAGGGGTTTTGCGCCTTGCCATTGGGCATTAAGCAAAGCCCCTTTCCATTAAAACAGACAGGAGAAACGAAAAATGCAATTCGATGAAAACAAACACCCGCGCGACGGCGACGGAAAATTTTCCGAAAAAGCAAATGCAGGACGAAGTGAAACGGATAAGTACATACAGTGGGCAAAAAACAATAATATAGATTTGCCGCTGGATAGTAACGGAGCACTGGATACCATTCAGTTACAAAGAATGTACGACCAAAGCACCGAAAAAGATGACGACGACCGCGCCCCTTATGGTTCCCAAGAAGAATTAAACGCCTTACTCGGAGAAGAGTTCAAAGGGGTGAAAGGGCAAGCGGCAGTAGATAAGTTACTAAAAGAAAAGCGCGGGCATGTAAAAGGCGCCTTTCATCGGGACGATATTGGCGATATAGATTTGCTGTGGGGTGACGATTATGTTGGGTTAAAACATATTTTATCGCGGAGAGAAGAACAGGGAATAAATAGCAACGAATTTGTTAAAGACCTGGCAGAAGTTGTAGAACGTGGAGAATTTGAAAAAAGAAATAAGCTTGGTAATTTTGAATTTCGTTACAATAGAAAAATGATAATAGTGGCGCCTGAATATCATGGAAACAAAATCACGTATGTTTTGACGGCTTATAAAACGCGTATAAAAAAACCACCGCAATAAAACGGTGGTTTGGGTTTGGGTGGACGCTCTCTCCGACTTTACGGAGTCCCCACCATTCCAAAGATACAGCGGTAGCGACTTTCTGTATGTCAAACCCATTATAAGAACTTCGAGTGGACGCCGTTTTTTCAAAGTGTCCCACTATTATTTAACAGCTGTGGCGAATTTTCTGTTGTCGAAGTTCTAAAAATAACGAATCAGCTTGGAGGGACTGCCGTTCCCCTCATCGCGCCTTTCGGTGCGGCAGACGGGGCAGATTTTCTGCGGTTCAAGTTAATTCTTTATAATCTCTATAAGTGTGGGAAGCCCGCAGCCCTTCCATTCATTAGCAGCGAAGCGGTAAATTTCTGCTGTCACACTTATCACTATTATTATACACCTTTTCAGAAAAAATGTCAATACCAAAAGGAGAAATATTTATGGAAAAGAAAAAATATCCGTTTGATGATGAGATCATGAAGTATGACTATGTTCATCATCGATACGTTTTAACCAAAGAAGGCGTGCTTTCCGAACTGGGCGAAGATTTGGATATCATACTGAACACCACGCTTGTTTCGGACGTGAGCATAATGTCCCAGCGTGTGCTGGATAAAGTATCGCAGGTGGTGTATTTATATTTGTATCAAGACACCATGAATCGGGACTGGCTGGAATATATTCTTGCCACCTATCCGCCATTGCGCGAGTGGGTGCAGGAAATGTTGCAGGCACAACTCGAATATGTGCTGGAAAATAACTTTGTAAACGACTTTTCGGGCGTGAATATTGCAAAGGGGCAAACAATCGATGTGAATTGGTTGCGTAATAGAGTGAAGATTGCCGACCAAGTAGAGCAACTTGCTTATCAGTTTGTGCCTGGACTGGGTTACTGCCTAAAATATTGCGGTCAGTTGCCGCGCGTTCCGTGTCATTTGTATCACAGGGGGTACTGATTTATGAGAGCATTATGCACAGGATTTAATCAATTTGAGTATGCGCGTTGGTGCGAAAAATCCCCGCAGAAATACAAAATCATACGCGTAGAAGCGGTGAGCGAGAATGAAAAGCGATGGAGCACCGTTTTGCAGAATATTATCACCGTATCGGACAGCACGCTACTGCGAACGGCATTTGCCTATCCGTACGAAAGCCGACAGCATTTGTTTTACCGCAATAAATGGTGGGAAATTCTGAACGTGGGCGAAGTGACGCTCGACGTAAACCCGCAAAGTCTTGCGTTGGTACGGGGCGGAAACATGCAATATGTTTTGGAAGTGATACAGGTGGACGGCTATGACGTATGAAGAATTTGTCAGTTTAGGAAAAGAATGCAAAGAGATTATAAAAAAAATGGCGCCTATCGAAACGGGTGTTTTGAGATATGATGCCATACAAGAAAAAATGCCCGACGACAAAACTTTTATAATTTATGTAGACGAAGCTGTTGCGCCATATATGAAATATACCAATGAAGAGTGGCACCGCAAAATTATAAAAATGGGTAATTTTGTGCCCGGGGAAGTGGTGGAAAGAATGCGCACTTGGAAGAATCCGAACGAAGGGTGGTTTGACCGAGCGGCGCGCACGGTGGCATTGTATGTAGCCAGTAAAACAGGAGGAGAAATAACGGTATGATTACGTTACAAACATTAGCAAAAGAAATAGAAAACGGACTGAACAATAACGTGCTTGGTATACAGTATAAAATACATAGCGACGGCGGGTCGTATAACAAGGCGCTATACGGGCGTGTTGCCGCCAATCGTAAGCGATTCACCAACGGGCTATTGCAGGTGCTTTCGTCGTCGATAGTGCCCGTTCAGAGCCTTATTGTGGCAACGCAGACGGTGCGGTTAGAAGTTGCCGTTCAGCTTTTGGATAAAGATACCGAAGATTCGGTAATCGCTATGCACAGGGCGATTCTCGACGGATATTTTCAGTCTACGGGCGTACAAATGCTCACCGATGAAAGCGGCAAGCAGTTCAGCGTTTCGTCGGCGTATTCGCTTGCCAGCACGGGAACGGTGCAAGCGGCGGCACCGTTAGGCACGCATATCACGTTCGCCGTGAACGTCACCTATTCAATGGTGCAGAACGGACTCAATTCGTCGGAGTTCAAAGTATCGCTCGACGGCGTGGAACTTGCTTATACGACTTTCACGATTGTGCGCACGCCTTCTATGGACGCGTCCACGTATAACGGCGGAAACGGCGCGTCAAAGAACGTTTCCAATACCACGGCGTTGCAGTTCAACATTCAACTGCCCGCAATCGTTACCCAAAACGACGCGCAAAGCGCTATTATGAATTTTCTGCTCGACGGAGATATGGCGGCAATTCATACACTTACCGTTGCAATGGGCGAAAACGTGTCGCGCACCTATTCGGTGGTGTTCGGCGATACCAACGTTTCGCTCGACGGTATCCAAAACGCGGGCTATACCGTAACGTTTGTGGAAGCGGCAACGCTTACGGAGGGTACGTGATATGGAATCGGGCAAAAGTAATTACACCGTTACGCTTCAATACAAAGGCGAATATGCGGACAAATCCAGCAGTCCCATAGCGGGGCAAACGGGTGCGGCGACTCCGAGCGGAGAAAAGGGCAATGCGGGCGCAAAAGCCGTGGTAAAAAGCCTTGTGTCTTACACGTCGTTCGTTAAGCCGTTTATAGAAGCGAGTATAAATCAGCACATACAGACCATTGCTCTGCGCACGGGCGCAACCGAGCACCAGCAACGCGTCCAATTCGCCTACGATGTGGGAAAGCAGGCTGTGGGCATTGTTACCAGCATAGGAATCGGCTTTGCGGTCGGCAACGTTGCAGGCGCTCTTACGGGCGCGGTGATGAGCATTACCACAACCGCTATGAATTACGCCAACAAGGCGCGCACCCTTCAATATGAGCAGAATCTCGAAGATATATCCTTGCGCGGCATGCTTGTCCGCTCGGGCGGTTATGCGCCCAGCTACGGCGGCAGCAGAACAAGCAGGCAATAAAAAAGGACGCTCTTTTGAACGTCCTTTTTCGTGGCAACACCCTTTGAAATCGGTCATGCTTCTATAATATCTACCAAAGCTTTTTGTAATACTGCCGAAAAGTTTACGCCTTGCGCCGTTGCTTTTTTATCAAGCCAAGCGGGAATCGTGCAATTTTTTCGTATGCAACGATTGTCGTTTTTTTCTCGATACGCCGCAAAGTCAATATCTATCAATGCGACAAGTTGGTCATATTCGCATTCGGGTTTAAGAGCGGCAGGCTCGGGTATTTGTTTGCCGTCATCTTCCATGCAAATGCCAACAAGTCCGATTGCGTCGCGCGCCATAAAAAGCGCATCGTCAAGCGATGTACCTTCGGTGTTTATATCAAAATCGGGAACATATACAAGATAGTCCTTTTCGCCTTGTTCGGGCGGTGTAATGATGATTGGATAAACGTGTTTCATGTTGATTACCTCCGTTATTTCAATTTATTTCGCCGTATAATCGCTTTTGCCAAGTTCTCGTTGACTTCGTTGTGTCGCGGCACAGCTTCGTATTTGTTGCCGTTTGTGTATATGGTGTGATTACTACCCTCACGCGAGAAATACCACCCGTTTGCCTCTAATAGTTTTATCAAATCTTTTCGTTTCATTCGTTTGCCCTTCTTATATTACTATTATACGCATTTATGCGCATAATGTCAAGTGTTTTATTCAAATTTTATTAGGAGAGATACAAAATGATAGACACCACATAAAAAAGGGCGCTTACGCGTCCTTTTCCAGTTATGTATTCGTTCTGTATTTAGGTAGAAAAATTTGTTTTCGATATCGAATCAAAAAATAGGTGTTAATAGATAGATGAAGCAACATTAAAAAAGAAACAATTGCGGGTAAGTAGATTCTTTGTGCCATATCGCTCATATCTGTATTAGGCATAGCGGCTTTTATCGTTACATAACTCCGTATTGCAGAAACAAAAACAAGGAAAGAAATCATAAAAACTGTTGTTAAAGAAACGTAGGAAATTATTAAAAACACAATCCATTTTTTCATAAAAAACACCCCATAAAACAATCATACACTAAAATCCAAAAAAAATCAATTAAACAGGAGAACAAATCATGAATCAAAAACCATTCGGGTACATCGACCCTCAAAGCATTGCTATCTTAAAGGCAGACATCGCGCATAAAGAAGCGGTGGAACGTGGAGAAATCAAGTATAACACGTTTAAGGTGGAGATTGACGGAAAGGATTACACCAACAATGTGGTGTTTCCCATTAAGTGGGAAAAGCGTTTAGACGAACGGTTGGACGAAACGCGCATTTCGATGAAAAGAATCAAACGGAATATCTTTCCACCGCTTACGCCCGTTACCATAACGCTGACGGATAAACGGGGCGAAAAAGCTGTATAGAATGCCGTAAATACTACCGACGAATAGGCGGAAGTCCCAGTAGGTGACA